ACCTATATGTCCACTTAAGGAAATGAATGCATAACCATTGCCAGATACCGTGTATTTAAGAGTTTTATTACCAGTTCCAACAAATTGGAATGGGTTGCTCACAAAGACGGGAATCATTTTGCTATTTTATTAAGTATTCCTCCTGGAAAGGAGCGAGAATTGAAATTAATTTTTAATGACGCCACAGAGTTGACCATCCAGTCAGCAACCATCCGAACGGATGGAAGCCTGTTGATCAAGTCTATCTCGGCTACAGAAGAGGAACTTCGAACCATGTTCCAGGACGAGTTCAAGACCCAAAAGATGGTTGTGGCAGAACGGGAGTCCACAGTCGCAACTTATGAGAATTACACCAATCTCAACGCTCTTGTGAAGTACATTGGCGGAATTCTAGGAGTAGTGATATATCGGGAAAAAGAATCACCAATGGATCGTATTGATGCACTGGAAGAGCATGTGGATAATCTTACAGAAGCCAACAAAAGCCGTGAGGCTGAAACGGCAGAGCTTATCGCTACCGTGGATAGTATCCTCACAGACGTGCTGCCGGCACTGCTCGGTGATGGCACAGAAGAAACTCAGTAAGAAAGGAAAAAGAAAGGATGAATGATATGACTACATTTATTGCAAGAATGATCATGAGGGAGGCAGACAAAAGCACAGCAGCAGGACAGAAGAAATACCGTGCATATTTCGTTCGGACGAGCCTCTACAAAAACTGGAAAGACGATGTTGACACTATTTTAAAAACCGACGGTTACGATGAGATTATCGTAGAAGACTGAGGAGGAGTAAAATGGTTAGATTACTTGATATTAAGCGCACGTACAGTGACGGAGGTATGCGTCTGTTACTATTGGCGGACAGCAAAGAGGACACGCTCCCGACACTGCTCTCGGACATAGACGGATTAAGCGGTGCTGGGGGGGTTACTCCGGGCAGTATAGTAATCACTCCTGCACTTGATGTATGCATTATGGCCAATGATGGCACATGGGGGCCGTGGTTATGATGGATGATAGCTTGTTATTATATAAAATCCTCAAGAACAGGACCGGGGCAGAGATATCTGCCTCCGGGAACCCAGCAATCATGTCAGATACATTGAAGAATAATCCGATGAATGAAATGAAAGTATTTGGGTGGAGCAAGCAGGAGACAACCAAGGGAAAGAATCTGTTTGATTTTTCCCGCCTTGTATCAGACGGCGTAAATGTGATGAACTATGAGAAGCAGACGATTACCGTTCCGGCAAAAACGAATAACACAGGCTACAACCAGACATTACGTGATTTGTGCCCCGGAATCACTCCTGGAACGTATGTTTTTTCTGCAAAGAGGTCAAATCCGGAAAGTGGTAACGGTAGTTATTTTTTAGAGGCTGGATTGGATTTTACATTTAACACACCTACTGAATTAACGGATGCGCTTCTAGATAGTCACATAGCCTGGTACAATAATCCGGATTCAGAGGTTGAGAATGTAATATCAGAGATTCAGATTGAAATCGGAACAGAAGCCACAGATTATGAGCCTTACACTGGCGGACAACCAAGCCCATCGCCAGACTATCCGCAGGAGATTGTAAGTGCTGGAGCTGGTGGAGAAGTAGAAGTTACGATATGTGGAAAGAATCTATTTGATGGCAATACAGATATTTCAAAAACGCAATACTATAAATTACCCATTCAAATGAAGAAGGGTGCAAAATTAACGATGTCGTTCATAGGAGTTGGAACAGGTAGTGGAGCAGTAAAAGCTTATTGTCATGATTCTGAATTGAATTTTTGCAATACTTTTTTTTATTTCGATGCAAAAAGCGGAGTAAATAAATATTCGTCAACCATAACTTGCTCGGGTGGAGAAAAGAATATTTTCTTTTACAAAACTAGTTTTACGCGATTGTTTGAGAAGATATATGATATTCAAATTGAAATAAATGATGTAACCACAGATTATACACCATACCATGAGCCACAATTCCTCTCCATCAGCACCCAAACCGGACTCCCAGCTATTCCAGTGGACTCAGATGGAAACTACACCGATGCCAATGGTCAGCAGTGGATAGCTGATTATGCGGATTTGAAGCGTGGGAAGTATGTACAGAATATATGTGACTTACCGCTAAAAGATATCAACCTCGAATGGAATACCTGGGGAGTGAATGTTAATACCAGTAATGGTACTGGATTTTATGCGTACTTAACGAAATATGCGCATGTAGGAAATACAAAAACATTAGCTACTATATGCCAACATAATGCTGACGCCTGGGGAGGGAGAAAAATTGGTTGCAATGCAGAAGTGAATAGTAACTATATTACAATTTCATTGCATACAAGTGATTTAGATGATGCATCGGATAACACAAAGGCAATAGCATCTTTCAAAAAGATTGTTGAGCAGACGGATACACACGTATTATATGTTCGTGCAGAGCCGATCGAGCGCGACCTCACACCAGAAGAAATCCAGGCATACAAGAATCTTGTAACATACGCCAGAACAACCATCGTGGAAAATGATGCAGAGTGCTACATGGAAGTCTCTGCCGGTGGTGGAGATAGCCTTAGAGCAAAGAAGCTGGCGCTGATACTGGGAGAGTAGAGGTGATTATATGGAAATACGTGCAAGACCGAAAGGTCTTATTTTTATACCATAAAATAAGGAAAGGACGCACATGATCAAGTTTTTATCAGAAAATTGGGCATTATTATCGTTCGTGATATCAGCAATTGCATACATATATTATCAAGTGATTGCTATGCGAAAAGGAATACGCGCACTACTCAGAGCGGATTTGATACGACTGTACAACAAGTATCACGACGATTATGGATATTGTCCGTTGTATGTCAAGCAGTCACTGGAAGACGAATATAAACAATATCATACATTAAAGGGGAATGGTGTAGGCACGCAAATATATCATGCGCTTATGGAATTGCCTACAGAGCCACCCCATGAAGGAGAGGATTAATGATGTTTAAAAATTGTGTATTTAAAGTATCTGTAGATACAAAGAAGTGGGCTAAGAAAGCAGCGGTCAGAGCAGTGAAAACGGTAGCACAGACTGCAGTAGCAACCATTGGCACAGCAACAGCACTCGGTCAGGTCGATGCAAAGCTTGTAGTCTCAGCATCAGTACTGGCCGGAATCTTATCCTTGCTGACAAGTGTAGCAGGATTACCGGAGGTTGAGGGCGAGTAATCGTCCTCTTATTGATAGGAGTGATATTATGGCAGTAAGAATTGGAAGCGCACGTATTAATGAGAAGGGCACCACCACCGGAGGAAAAGCCGGAGATCAGACCGGTGGAGAAGTGTCTATACAGAATTACTATCTGCACAGAAAAGGTTGGTACGTAGCAAGACCGAAAGATCCAACTGTAGCAGAGAAGATTGCACAGGCAATGGAAGCAGCGTGCAACAATAATCACATCGGTTATTGCCAGGCACACAGAGGCAGCCTTAGAAAGATTGCGGTTAAGTATAACTATAATCTCAGCAAGGTCAATGTTGACGTGGAGGTAGATTGCTCTGCACTGGTCAGAGTATGTTGCTTATATGCCGGAATACAGGTTGGAGATTTCAACACAGCGTCAGAGCTGGAAACCTTGCGAAAGACAGGAGCGTTCGAAATCCTGAAAGATGATAAGCACTGCAAGGAAAGTACATATCTGAAAAGAGGGGATATTCTTGTTACACGCACAAAGGGACATACAGTTGTAGTACTGAACAATGGATCTGGAGTGACTTCCGCTTCAAAGAGTACCAGAGCTTATGTCGTCGGACAAGTCTATACAACACAGGTGGACGACCTGAGCGTCCGAACCGGTCCGGGAACCAATAATCCGGAAAAATCTTATGCGGAGTTATCCAGTAATGCACAGCAACACGCGCATGATAACGGGAGACTCAAGAAAGGCACTCATGTAACCTGCAAGGACGTCCGCGAGGTTGGCAATGACATCTGGATCAAGATTCCAAGCGGCTGGATTGCTGCATATTATGGTGGCAAAAAGTATGTAGGATAGTGTATAATCTGACATATATATAATAGGTAGAAACTTTTTTATACGTCCTTACAAAATGGTCATCCAATTTGGACATTGAACCTGTCTTCCATCGCAATACTGTGTAAGTATCGGCTGTCTTACATTTGGTCTTGCAAGATAGTCGGCAAATAATTCATCTACGATGATTGAAATAGAATCGTAAA